CCGTGGAAGACGCGGAATATCTCTATAAAGTGAGACTCTTAGTAGGGGTGACCGAAAAAGTTTGGCGCGGCCTGGCTAATCCGCTAAAGGTGACGCTATGAGTGACCGCCAAATCTACCGCCTGGTCCATAGCACCGCCCGCCAGCTCGCATCGAAGGCAGTCATCAACGCGCCAGACGGCTACGTTTGCGAGATCAAGCCTCGCACGCGATCCCTCGACCAGAACGCGATGCTGCACGCCCTGTTTGCGGACGTGGCCCGACAGGCGAAGTTCCACGGCAAAAAGCGCACGCCCGAGCAGTGGAAGGTGATCTTCATTTCGGCCCATGCGATCGCGACAAACGAAGGCGGGGAAATCCTCGCGGGCCTCGAAGGCGAGTTTGTCAATATCCGTGAGTCGTCGGCGTGCATGACGGTCAGGCGCATGAACAGCCTGATCGAATACATGCTCGCGTGGGGGGCGGCAAACGGGATTCGCTGGTCCGAGCCGCTTCCTGTGGACTACGAATACATAAGGGGAGCAGCATGAGATTAAACGATTTGAACGGGAAAAAATTCGGGCGTTTTGAAGTTCTGCACCGCACGCCTTCTCAATCGAAAAAACCCATGTGGCTTTGCCGTTGTCAGTGCGGGACTGAAAAGGCTGTCCGATCGGATCATCTGGTCGGCGGTAAGGTTGTTTCGTGTGGATGCTACGTGAGAGAGATGAGCGCGGATGCTATGCGGACGCACGGCTTGAGCAAGACGCGGACCTATCGGATCTGGCGAGACATGATCAATCGCTGCCATTACGAGAAGTATCCGGAGCGCCATTTATACGGCGGCCGCGGGATCATCGTGTGTGATCGCTGGCGCAAATCCTTTGAGAGTTTTCATGCCGACATGGGTGAGGCACCTCCTAATATGTCGATAGACCGATATCCAGATACTAACGGAAACTATGAGCCCGGAAACTGCAGATGGGCGACGGCAAAACAACAGGCTAATAATCGTCGGAAGCCCGTAAAGCAGGGCTGGGAAGAACTCGCGCGAGGTGCCGCATGATCCGCGGCACGCTGGTTTTCTTCGTGGCGTGGACGATCGCCTACGCGACCGTATCTGCAGAGTGCACGCACATGGGGTCATTTCTGGTCGGCACGAAGGTCTTCGATTGCAAGGCGCGTAAATGATCTCGCGCAAAGCACACGGCCACGGCGGAAAGAAAGTCTGGTACGACCGGACCCGCAGCAAATCCACCGGCCAACGCTGGCGCCATTACCACGTGTTCGGGCTGGCAAAGGTGGTGAGCCGTGAAGGGTCGCTGTGGCGCCTGATTATCGGCCCGTGGACTATCGCATTCGGATTTCGCGGGACGAAGGGAGGGCAGCGGTCATGAAGCGCTCTGCACCACTCCAACGTCGCACACCGCTCAGGTCCACGAAAGCACTTAAACGAAGCGCATTCGGCCTGGCAAGCGCCAAAACGCAGCTTAAACGAAGCGAGCTGAAAGCACGCATCAAGAAGCCGACCGTTGCAGATGGGTCGAAGTACCTAGCTGCGTGTCGCGGGGAGCCGTGCTTCTTGCAGATCAGTCACGTGTGCTGTGGCGATTGGGGGACGGTTGTTCCAGCACACAGCAATCAGTCTATCCACGGTAAAGGCATGGGGATCAAGGCGCAGCATCGTTACACCATCCCGTGCTGTATGACCTGTCACATATGGCTTGATACCGGGTCAACGTCGCGCGAGACGAAAGTCGCACTCTTTAACGCCGCGCTGCATGCATGGGAACCGGTGCGGGCGAAAAAAATGGGTATTGAAGTCAACCAACTGGAGGAAGTAGCGTGAAGGCATTCAAGGTATTCGGAATCATCATCGGAATGTGCGTCTCGATGCCGCTTTGGTACATCTTGGTCTACAGGATCCTCGCAACGATTAATGCAACAGACGGCATGTGGACGCTGTACTGGATCTACGCGCCAGCCGGCATTCTCGTATCGATCATCCTGAAGATTTGCGAAGCGGTCGAAGCGGCCGGCAAGAAATGACCCTCGACCTCGAAGAAATCGAACGCATGGCCGAAACGTGCGACGCCGCCGGCCCGGTGGTCAACGCTGCGACAGTGCTTGCGCTTGTTGCGGAAGTGCGGCGGTGCCGGGCGCTGCTGAACAATCGCCCCGCTCTCAACGCGGGCCTGAGTGAGGCGTATCACGGCTGGACGGCTGCTGTGTACGAGAGCGAAGCGTCAGCGCGCATTTCGGGGGGCGATGCAATGATCGATATTGGCACGCTTGAGAGCCTGGCGAAGGCTGCCCCGCAGGGCACGTGGCAGGTGTGGACGTCCAATAGCTGGCGACGCGTCTATGCGAATGACAAGCCAGCAATCACGCCATGCGTGCAACGCCACGATAACCACCCTGACCTCATGTTCGCCCCAGGCGTCAAGGAGTGGCTGGAAGGCGTGACGCCCGCTGCGGTTCTCGAACTCGTCGCGGAAGTGCGGGCGCTGCGGGAGGATTTGCAGGCAACAAAGCTACTTGCGCACGCAAACGCCGAGATGTTCAAGGCGGAAAGAAGGATGAGGGAAACTACCGCCGACAACAACCCGTAGTTGCTTCGCAAGAGACGCGCACAAGATGTTGATTCGCGATACAATTTGGAATCCTTACTAGCGGGGATAGCATGGACGTGGTAACCGAAGGTAAGCAGATTGCGCAGAGTGAAGACAAGCGCATCCACGAGTTCTGCATCAAGTGGTCCGCGTGGCACCGCTCGCGACGTTTATTTGCACCGCCCGTTCCGCCGACGCTTCTCGCGCGGCTCCAGCCAGCGCCGAGCGGCGACGTTCCCGACGCAGAGTTGAGCGCAGACGCCAGTTACTTCAATCTCGCGCTGCTGGGGATGCAGGAAGGCCGACCGAAGCAAGCGTTCTACCTCTACTATCTGCATCGCGTTCGCCCGCTTAAAGTGCTGGCCGACGAATTGGGAATGACGGAGCAAGGGCTACATAAGACCGTGAAGACATTTCGGACTAACACCTACCGTGCGTACCATCGGATGCTGATCGGGCTATAAGACTAAACTCCACGGTTGATAATAAAGTTCACCCATGTTTTGAAAACCCCATTAAACTGGTTTCCCATAGATAGGCTGAAAAATTGTCTCTATGGGATTCCCGACAAGCAGTTCGAGTTTTGCCCTGTCGCCTAGCGAAGTTGCTAAGGCTCGCAAGCGCGATCAAGCAAGAGTGCGAAAGGCTGCTTGGGATGCGGAGATTGCTGCGCTTAGGGCACAGAAGGCAGCGAGAGACGCGGTCGCGTTCGAGTGCACTGCCTTACCCGTTGATGGTGAGGCAGGACGCATGGTTGGATTGTTGAACAGCCCAGGGTTCGCCGAGGCTTATCGTGAACTGACCGGTAAAGATCCGGCAACGTGGCTGCGCCCGGTTCTTGGTATCTCGGATTACATGCTCAAAGCGATGGGCACTACTCGCGTTGAGTGGATCCGGGAGCATGTGACGAAACTGATCTTCAAGTATTGCGCGCAAGATCCGCAATACAAGATGCTGCTGGATGGAAAGCTGACTCGCAGTCGGGACAATGCGGAGAAGCGTCGGCTGCGCATCCGTATTGCGACACCTTTCTGGGCAAACCCACTCAAGATCGCGGCTGTTTATCAAGAACGTGACAGATTGACGGCCGAAACTGGCGCCGAGCATCATGTTGATCACATCGTGCCCCTGACGCATCCGCGCGTCTGTGGGTTGCATTGTGAAGCGAATCTACGCGTGATTACCGCGCAAGAGAACTGCCAGAAGTCGAACGTTTTCCACATCTAACCCCGCCACTGTGCGGGGTTTTGCTTTTCTGGACCATGAAATTTCCTCAACCAATGGAGTCCCGCATGTATGGGAATCCGGAGGACGTATTGTCGGCGAAGCAAGCCAGCGAGGCGCGGAAGATCGAGCGCCAACGCAAGGCCGGAACGCTTCACGCCAAACCTGGCTGGAGCAAAGCTCGCCAGGCCGCAGAAGCACTTTTTGATTTCCCTGCCGCGGACCATTCGTGAGCCGCAAGTCGCCAGCCTCCCTGCAACGGGGATCGACCGGGAGAGCAACCCCGGAAGAATTCGAGCAAGCCATGCCTGACGCCCAAGCCCTGATCGACAGCATCGAGCGCGATATCTCGCACGTGCGGAATCTCGACCCGGCGTTGCTGGCGAGCCTGGTTAAACGGCTGGACGAGCTGCGGGCGATGGTGGGTTAAATGGCTCCGCGCAAAACGGTCAAAGTTGTTGCCGAGCCTACCTCGACATGCAAAGCATGCAGGCATGCCTGGCTGGTTGAGGACACATGGCTGTGCCGCCGCTTTCCGCCTACGGTCACGTATGACTACGAGGAAGGATTGCCGGTGAGTTCGTTCCCGGTTACGGCCGCCGATCAAACGTGTGGCGAGTTCCAGCCCCTACTGAATTTCTGACCTATGGCGATCGACCCGAAACTCCGCGAATTCGCCACTGAGCGGCAATTGCAGGTCATGGATGCCATCGAGAAGCACCGCGCCCACCGTGCGGCCGCGCAGGCATTAGGCGTAGCACACGGGACGGTTGGCGACGTGATGGTGTCGCTGCGTAAGCGCGCAGCACGATTCGGATATGCGCCGGAACACGACTTCGTGCATTCGGTGCCAGACGGCTTCATCGCCCGCGGCGTCTCGACCTACTACAACAAGGACGGGAAGCCAACCGGGCAATGGGTAAAGGCGAATATCCATGCTGAGCGTCAGGAAGAGATTTTCCGCGCTGCCTGTGGGGCGATGGCGGAATCGTTGCCGCGGGTGCATCCTGTTTCGGCGCCTATTGGAACGGATGCGGCGCTGTGCAATCTAGCGGTATTCACCGACTATCATATCGGAATGCTCGCCTGGGAGCGCGAAGGCGGTGCGAACTGGGATTTGAAGATAGCCGAGAATCTGTTGCTGGCGAGCTTCCTGCACATGATCGAGGCCGCCCCGAAGGCGAGAACGTGCGTCGTCTGCCTGCAAGGCGACACCCTGCACGTCGACTCAATCCTGCCGGTTACGCCGGCGCACCATAACGTTCTGGACGCTGACGGGCGGTTCTCAAAGATCGTCGGCGTAGCGATCCGCGTGATTCGTCGCCTGATCGAGCACGCCCTGTCAAAGCATGACACGGTGCACCTGATGATCTGCGAAGGCAATCACGACGAATCCAGCTCGGTACTCATGCGTCACATGTTCCGCGCGCTCTACGAGAACGAGCCTCGGCTGACGGTGAACGACTCGGAATTGCCGTTCTACGTGCATCAACACGGCGAGACGATGCTGGCGTTCCACCACGGCCACAAGGTCAAGAATGAGCAGTTGCCGATGCTGTTCGCAGCGCAGTACCCGAAGGTCTGGGGTGCCACGACGAAGAGATTCGCGCATTGCGGCCATCGGCACCACGTCGACGAGAAAGAATACGCAGGCATGACGGTCGTGCAGCACCCTACTCTCGCGGCTCGGGACGCTTATGCGGCCCGCGGCGGGTGGATTTCGGATCGGGCGGCTAGCATCATCACGTACCACGATAAATACGGCCAGGTGGCCCGGAATACCGTCTGTCCGGAGATGTTCGAGGCGGCGGCGTGACCGAAGGCTGGGACGGCTAATGCACCCCATAGGTGACATTAACCCCGCTTAATGCTCCCTACGAGCAACATTCTGTACATTAACCAGATGAGCGATTAGGCGAACGCCGGGAAAATCAATGAAGACGTTCCCGATCTTGGAATCTTGCGTCAGGCGTTGCCGCGAACAGGGTTTCCGGTCGCCACTTGTCGTTTCGTTCGATCTTGTGAAGCGCCATGAGAAGCAGGCTCGCGAGAATCATGGTCAATCCGTTGAGAGACTTGCTGAACGCGGCGGTCTGTCTTGGTTTGAACTGCTGATGGTGATGACGGAT